GACGACGTGCGCGGCGGTGAGCACCAGATCGGGCGCCACGACGATGCCGGAGCCCGCGATCGGCGCGCCCCCGCAGGTGGTGCTGAGCAGCTTGGCCACGGAGCCGCCGGTGCGCTCCACGACGGGCGCGAAGGGTGCGGCGTCGACGGGGGTCGGGCTGCGTAGCGCCGGGAAGAACAGGGAACAGCCACTGAACAGCGTGGCACAGAGGACGGCGCCGAGGCCGGAGGTGCTCCTGCGCATCATCCTCCCTTCGCGCCTCACCCTAACGTCCGGTGCCGGCGGCCCGGCCGATTTCGTCCTGCGGGGGCGGTGCGCTAAAGTCTCTTCTCGCGCGCCGCTAGCTCAACTGGCAGAGCAGCTGGCTCTTAACTAGCGGGTTCGGGGTTCGAGTCCCTGGCGGCGCACCCATCAGGCCCCGGCACAACCGGGGCCTGACCCGTCTCCAGCCACTCCAGTGGCACCTCGGTCAGATCGGCCCACACCATCAACACAACCCGGGTCGGCTTGCGGCGCCCATTGACCCAGCGACTCACGGTGTTCCGGTCGACGTCGAGGAAGCTCGCCATCTTCTGGACGGACCACCCGATCTGCTCCAGTGCCAGCGACATTCGGTGGTGAAGCTTGAACTCCGGCACATTGAAGCCGGCGGTTACAACGTCTGTACTCATGGACACATGCTGCCACGAACAGCACCGCGACACGCCGAGCGGGTTCCGGTGTGTTTGGTCGCAATGCGGCCACTCTGGCAGGCATGCAACCAAACGCTGCACCTAAGCCCGGCCCTACGCCGGCCCCGTCCATCAAGTCCATGGCGAACGCGATCGATCACGCTCGGATCTCGTCCGCCCTCCTCAGCAAGATCGACACGGACGCCGTCCTGATCGCTACCGCCGTCGTCGAGCTGGCTGCTGCTCACGCGCAGGCCTCGCGTGCCTGGTCGGCGATCGGCCGTGACCAGGCCATCACTGAGGCCGCTGCCCGGCGAGGTGTCCCGGTAGGGCATACCCGCTGCGGGAAGGCGAGTGTGAAGTGAAGGGCCAGAAGGCGTGGCTCGCCAGCGAGGCCGAGTCCGAGATGATGGCCGATTACTCGGCCCAGGTTCCGTCCGTGCCGATGTTCCAGCTGACGGTGTGGGGCCGGCACACCCCCGACGTGCAGCCTGACCTGAGCTCGATCCTGTTCGACGGCCACCAGTTCGACCTGTCCCCCGTGCTCACCGCCCTGCCACTCGACCAGGGGGCCACCTGCCTCGCTTTGGTCCTCCGCTCCCTGGCCGACCACATCGAGGCGGAGGCGCACCTATGACCGTCCTGAGGCTGTTGCACGCGAACGTGAAGGCCGGCCGGTATGACTACGCGAAGTCGTGGCCGGCCCGCCGGCGGAAGCGGTTCCTCGAGTTCATGGCGGCCCGGGCCGCGTTCGACCTGGTCACGCTGGTGGAGTGTGAGCCGCCGGCGTGTACCTCGCTGGCTGTGTCGCTGGGCATGGTGTGCGTGTCGTTCCGTGGTTCGGCGATCCTGTACAACCCGTCCACGATCGCCCATAGCCAGTCCCTGCTGCGCCTGTCGTTCCTGCCGGCCCCTCAGACCCAGGCTCTGGTGCTCGCCGAGTTCCGGGTCCGCCGGACGGGCGAGCTGTTCAACCTCGGCGCCGGTCACCTGCCGCCGTTCGCGACCAGGGCGAGCCTGCGCCGGCAGCAGCTGGCTGGGATCTCGTCGCGCACGGCCGGCTGGCACGACCCGACGATCCTGTGCCTGGACGCGAACTGGTCCAAGACGCTCGAGCCGTTCGCCAAGGCCCGTGGCTGGACCTCGGCCCGCACCACGGCCACGACCAGGGTGCACCCGGACTACCGGACGTCCGGCACCCGGTACAGCAAGGGCAACCCGATCGACTACGCCCTGCTGCGGCACGGCGCCCGGGCGGCCGTGTACGCGGTCCGGGACGGCCGGACGTGGTCTGACCACAACGCGCTCGAGCTGGCGGTGACGCTGTGATCCCGCTGTGGTTGTGGACGGCCGTCGTGGCCGCCGTGCTCGCGGTAGCCGTCGTGGTCGGCCGAAAGGACCGGGTGCACTGCTACCGGTGCGGCAAGCAGCTCCCGAAGCGGACCCAGCTCGTCGAGCGCTACGTCGACGACACCCAGGCCGAGCTATGCCTGTCCTGCTTCCTGGACACGTTCCGATGACCACCGAGCAGATCATGGCCGGCCTGGTGCAGGCCGAGCACGTGCTGCGCGCGTCCGGCCAGCCGGCATGGCTGGCGGACGCCTGCGCCGCCGCGTGGGAGCGGCTGCTGGGAGGCCGGCCATGACCGTAGCGCGTGGCTGCACCGCGGCCTGGTCGGCCCCGCGCATCCTCGAGGCGCTGTCACGCAAGGGCTGGGGCGACCTGGACGGCCGTGCTCACGGCGGCCTCCGCAAGGTGTTGTACGCCCTGGTGGCGCTGCTGCCGCACGAGGCCGCCCAGGGCAAGCTCACCGCCTCCCAGGTCGCGATCGCCGCCGGCCAGTCCGAGAAGTGGACACGGCACTGCCTGACCGAACTCGACGCCCGCGGCCTGATCGTGTGGCGTCGTGGCTGGCTGGAGAACGGCCGGCCACGACCCGGCTGGATCCGGCTCTGCAAGGACGCCCTCTCGGCCATGGTCCGCGGCCTGCGCGACGCCCTGGACGACAAGCTCGCCAAGCACCGGGCCGCCACCCGCGAGCGGATCACGAAAACGCTGCACTGCCACACCCAATACCCGTGGCGGCGGCGTAACCCCTTGTCAGTTCGACCGGAACTCACTTCCACCCTTCCCGCCCCTACGGGAAGTACCGCCCGCGGCGGCGGTACGCCCGACACCCTCCCAACCCTCCCAGGCATGAGCGGAGACACCATGACCGACTGCCAGGTCTGCGGACGCCCCGAACACCAGTGCCGGATGGCGGACGCGAAGCTGCCGCTGAGGCAGCAACACCAGTTCACGCCGCGCCGAGCGTCGCACCGGCAGCTGGTCGCGCCGGCTCACCGCCGGGCGCCGGCACAGACACAAGCGCCGCGAGGATGGCGGGCCAGCATCAGGGCAGCCATGCACCCGGCCCCCAGCCTGCTCGACGAGAGGGACGACCAGTGACCAGCGACTACGCCGCCGAGTTCGCCGCTGTCGGGAAGAGCCTCACCCACACCAGCATGGAACTGGTCTGCGTGCTGAACGCCCAGGGCGACACCGCCGCCGCCACCTGCGTCGCGGAGCTGGCCGACCGTGTCCAGGACGCGCTCAAGGCCTCCGCCATGGTCGCGGAGGTGTACCTCCGATGAGCGCCGGGCGGCGTCAAGCAGCCGTTGACGGGAAACGTCGCCGGTGGGGCGGCAGCGCATCCCGCAAGGCCCGGGCCGTATGGGCGCCACGGGTGGCCGCCGGCGTGCCCTGCTGCCGGTGCCGCAAGCCCGTGCTGCCCCGGCCGTGGCTGCCCCACGACGGGTGGGAACCCGACCACTACCCGGTGTCCCGCTGGCAGGGCGGCACCCAGACGTGGCCCTCGCACAGCCCCGAGTGCAACCAGTCCGAAGGCGGCAAAGACGGGGCACGGATCGCCCGCGCCCGCCGCGCCGAACGAGCCACCACCACCCAGCCCGGCAAGACCACGACCGAACGTGCCCGTGGCATCAGAGGAGTGTGACGATGACCTCCGAGGTTCAGGACGGTCTTTTTGAGCCGGCCGGAGCAGCCCACGCACGCCGTCCGCTTCCGGTATCTCTCTACCTCCCCCCGGACGGCGACCGCACGGCCCGGCCCACGATCCTGTCGCCGATCCCGGCCGGCACCGACATCGCCGAGGCCGAGCTGGGCTCGCAGTGGCTCAAGCTCGGCCTGTTCCCCCAGGGCCTGGAGATCGCCGGCGTGCTCAACAGCCTGGACGGCGAGGGTCACCCGCTGTACCCCACGGCCGCGGTCGAGATGGCCCGCCGCTCGGCCAAGACGACCGCGATCCTCGCGGTGATCCTCGGCCGCTGCCTGAACCGGCCCGGCTACAAGGCGATCAACACCGCCCAGGACGGCCTGCGCGCCCGCAACAAGCTGCGCGAGGTGATGAAGGCGCTCAAGTTCGCCGGCTTCGAGGCACGCGGCCTGGGCACCCTGTTCTGGTCCAACGGCCTGGAGCGGATCGACTTCGCCAACGGCTCCAGCTGGATCGCCCTGCCGCCCGACCCGTCCGCGTTCCGCTCCGACGCCGCCGACGTCGTCCTGGTCGACGAGGCCGGCGAGCTGTCCCCGGAGAAGGCCGACGGCCTGCTCGCCGGCGTGCTGCCGCTGATGGACACCCGCCCCGACGGCCAGGTCATCATCGCCGGCACCCCGAACACCGAGCAGCGCGCCGGCCTGCTCTGGTCGACCCTGGAGGACCTGCGCGCCGGCGTGCCCGGTGTCGGCGGCGTCGTCTACGAGGCGTCCGACCTGGAGACGTTCGCCGACCTTTCCGACCCCGACGACCCGGTCTACGACCTCGAGCTGCTCGCCCGCGTCCACCCCGGGATCTCCTGCGGCCTGACCACCGCCGCCAAGGTCCTGTCCCGGATCGGCCCGATGGGCCTGGCCAAGTGGTGCGCGGAGTACCTGTGCCAGTGGCCGCGCAACGCCGGCGCGTCTGCCCTCGACGGCCAGGCATGGGACGACTGCGCCGCCGACGAAGGCCTGCCCGCCCGGCCCGACCGGGTCGGCGTCGCCTGGGACGTCGACCCCGACGGGTCCGCCGCCGCCCTGGTCGCCGCCTGGCGCGACGACGCCGGCCGTGCCCACTTCGAGGTGCTCGCCTGCCGGCCCGGCACTGACTGGCTCCCCCGGATCGCCCGCGAGGCCGACACCAAGCACCGCACCGGCGGCCTCGGCCACGACCCGATCGGCCAGAACCTCGAGCTGTCCGAGACCATGACCAGGGCGCCGTACCGGGTCCGGCAGCGGCCACTGACCATGAAGCAGATGATCGGGGCCGCCGCCCGGATCGAGAAGGAGATCCGGCAGCGCAACGTCGTCCACTACGGCCAGCCGGACCTCACCGACGCCGTCAAGGGTGCCTGCTGGCGGCCCGTCGGCGTCGACGGCCGGCTGTTCGCCCGCAAGGCATCCTCGACCAGCGTCGCGTGCCTGGTCGCCGGCAGCGAGGCGCTGTGGCTCTACGACACCGCCACCCCACAGCAGACCGGCCGCCGGGTCCGCTCCAGCGTCCAGCTCGAGGCGTCGCGTCCAGCTGGCCGAGACAGCTCACGGCCACGCCGCCGGCAAGGAGCCGCCGCATGATCCGCTACAAGCTCGACCCGTCCACCACCTCGGTCCTCGGCCTGTGCCGCGAACCCGGCTGCGGGTTCCGCGCGCTGGCCTCCAGCAGCGACGAGGCCCGCCACGTCCGCGACGAACACGAAGCCGCCATGCACATGGTGCGGGGCCGACACGCCCGCCGGCGCACGATGCGAACGTTTTGACGAAACTGCGGACGCTGGACATGTGGGATTCCTGACCCGGCTGTTCTCGTCACCGTCAGCGGCGGCGTTCGCCATGTCCAACCCCCGCATCCCGCTCAAGTCGCCGTTCAGCGAGTCCTCCCTCAAGCGGATCGCCCTGGCCGAGCTGGCCGGCCTGCGGCCCGACCAGGTCACCCGCGAGGAAGCGCTCAAGGTGCCAGCCGTCGTCCGCGGCCGCGACCTGATCTGCCTCACCCTGGGCCGCTACCCGTTCGCCATGTTCCGCTCCGCCGGCACCGGCAACCCCGACGACGACGAGCGGGTGCCGCTGCCCGCCTGGCTACAGTCCACCGCGACCGGCATCCCGACCCGAAGCCGCGTGATCTGGTCCCTGGACGACCTGCTGTTCGGCGGCATGAGCGTGTGGGCCACCGAACGCGACCCCGCCACCAAGCAGATCACCGACGCCGTCCGCGTCTCGCCCGAGTACTGGAACGTCGACCCCGACACCCTCGGCGTCCAGGTGTACGGCGAGCCGGCCCAGGCCGACCAGGTGATCATCTTCGAGGGCTACCGCCAAGGCCTGCTCACCATGGCCGCCGAGGGCGTGACCGCCTCCCGTGACCTGGCCAACGCCTGGCAGCAGCGCGTCAAGTCGCCGGTCCCCCTGGTGAAGATCACCCAGACCGAATCCAACGTCGACCTGACCGACGACGAGATCGACGACCTGGTCCTCGACTTCGAGGCAGCCCGCCGCGAGTCCGGCACCGCGTTCGTGCCCTACGGGTTCGACGCCGACGCCATGGGCACCGTCGCCCCCGACCTGTACGTGGCCGGCCGCAACGCCGACCGGCTCGACTGGGCCAACAACATCGGCCTGCCCGCCTCCCTGCTCGAGGGCTCCCAGGCCACCGCCGCCCTCACCTACTCCACCCAGGAAGGCCGGCGCAACGAGTTCGTCGACTACAGCCTGGCCGCCTGGGCGCTGCCGATCGAGGACCGGCTCTCCCAAGACGACGTCACCCCACCCGGCCACTACGTCCGCTTCGACCTCCAGTGGCTCTTGAGCACCACCCAGAACAGCACCAACCCAGGAACCGAGGACTGACCATGACCAAGCTGACCCTGTTCACCACCGGAGCGCTGGCTGCGGACCTCGCCAAGCGCACCCTCACCGGACTGCTGCTGCCCTACAACGAGGAGGGCAGAACGAACCTCGGCCGGCTCACCGTCCCGCCCGGCGTGCTCCACGCGGCCGCCGAGAGCCTGCCGTTCTACGACGGCCACAAGGGGCCGCTGGTCGGCTCCTACACCCACGAGGACACCGAGAAGGGCATCCGGTTCGTGGCCTCGATCTTCCCCGGCCCCGCCGGTGACGCGCTGCTCGCCAGCGGCAAGGAATGCGTCTCGGTCGAGGTCGACCCGATCGCCGTCCGCGACGGCCGCGCGATCTCCGGCGTCCTGACCGGCGCTGCCGCGGTCGAGGAAGGGGCGTTCCCGTCCGCCCGGCTCGCGGCCGAGGGCGACCCGGTCGTCCCCGACACCGAGACCAGCCCCGACTTCCAGACCGTCTACGAGGGCGACCTCGTGCCCGCCGTCGAGATCGACGGCGAGGCCCTGGACGGCGTCTCCAAGGTGACCGTCTCCGAGAAGACGATCGCCATCACCACCGACGCCCCCGAAGACGACAGGGACGAGATCGAGGACGTGTCCAGCGTGGCCGCGTCCGCCAGCACGAAAGGAACCAAGATGACCGCTGCCAAGGTGCAGAACCCCGCCCTGGTGGCGGGCAAGACCGACAAGTCCCCCGACATGAACAAGCTGTTCGCGACCATCGCGACCGGCTTCGCCGCCGGCGAGACGTTCACCTCCACCAGCCAGCTGATGGCGGCCCTGGCCGACATCGTGCCGGCCAACACCACCGCCGCCGACCAGCCCCAGTACATCGGCCAGTTGTGGGACGGCGTCGACTACGTGCGCCGGTTCATCCCCCTGTTCAACCACGCCGACCTGACCGCCCAGACCGTCAACGGGTGGCGGTGGAAGGACGGCAAGCGGCCCGAGGTCGACCTGTACACCGGCAACAAGGCCGACATCCCGACCAACACCGTCGACACCGAGGCAGCGGCCGGCGTCCTGCAGAGGATCGCCGGCGGCCACGACATCGACCGGATCTACCGCGACTTCAGCAACGCCGAGTTCTGGGAGGCCTACTTCAAGGCCATGACCGAGAGCTACGCCAAGAAATCCGACCGGTACGTCCGCGACGTCGTCAAGGCCATCCCCACCGCCGGCAACGGCGGCAGGGTCCACCTGCTCAACGCCGCCATGCCGGCAGGGGTCCCCAAGGCGCTCGCCATGGTCGTCAAGGGTGCGCTGAAGCTGCTCAACAGCGACCTCGAGGTCATGCCGACCTTCGCCATGATCAGCGCCTCCTACTGGGAGGAACTGATGTACGTGCCCCAGGACGACGTGCTCGCCTACCTGTCCGCCTCCCTCAGCCTCAAGGAAGGCCAGGTGGAGGACTTCAAGCTCGTGCCCGTCCCGGACGGCAGCCTCACCGTCGGCGCGTGGGTCGGGCAGGTGCTCGTCGGCCACAAGAACGCCGTCACCGTCCGCGAGCTGCCCGGCAGCCCGATCCGGGTCGAGGCAGAGGCCATCGCCAAGGGCGGCGTCGACGAGGCGTTGTTCGGCTACGTGCACACCATGACCGAGAACGCGGCCGGCCTGGTCGCGTTCGACGCCCCGACCGCGGCCTGAGCCATGACCACGCTGCCGGTGCCGGAGTACGACGGAGCTGGGGACGGCTGGATCACCACACCAGACGACCCCCGCCTCGCCGTGCTCTGGCCCGGCGCCGAGGACTACGCCGAGGAGGGCATCGAGTTCCCGCTGCACGTCGCCGCCGTGCAGTGCGCCATCTTCGCCCCCGACCTGGCCGCCGACGCGACCGTCCCGGAGAACTGGGTCGCCGCTCAGATCATGCAGGCCCGTGCCCTGGTGCGGGCCGGCATTGTCGGCGCCGGCGACCAGCTCGGCCTCGAGGAGACCGTCGCCGTGTTCCCCATGGACTGGACCGTCAAGGCGCTGCTGCGGCCCCGCCGCGGACGGCCCTACTTCGGCGGCCGGCGGAAGGCCCAGCCGTGAGCGGCCGCACCATCCTCGCCCAGGCCCTGCGCGCCGGCCTGCCCGGCTGGCAGATCGTGGCCGACGCCCGCGCGCTCGACCCCATCCGCCGGCCCGGCGCCGCGGTGCTGTGGACCGCCAGCCGCCGCAAGGCGCCCGCCCTCGGCCTGGACTGGTTCGCCGACGAGCTCACGCTGTGGGTGCTGACCGCCACCGACAAGCCCGAGCAGCTCGAGGACGACCTGGACGGCCTGCTGCTCCAGCTCCTCGAGGTGCTCGAGCCGCTCACCGCATTCGCCTGGGAACAGGCCGATCGCGGCGTGCTCGCCGACAAGTTCGAGGGCTGGCGGCTCACCGTCACCTGCTGCTTCCAGCTGACCCCGACCCCCGACCCCGACAACAACGACAACGAGGAGGACTGACATGGCCGCCGTCGCGCATCCCGTGACCACGCCCCTGAGCTACAAGGTCGCCACCCTGACCGCCACCGTGAGCGGCAGCAGCGACACCGACACCCTGACCCCGCAGGTCCACGAGATCCGGTTCACCCCGGCCACCCAGACCGGCAGCTGGACCGGCATCAGCGGCAACGTGGTCTCCGACCAGTCGATCGCGGTGTGGTCGGTCGTCCTCGGCATGATCCAGGACGTGGCCGCCACCGGCCTGCTGCGCTGGCTGCTCACCAACGAAGGCAAGAAGGCCACGTTCACGGCTCTGCTGACCACCGGGGTGACGGTCACGTTCACCGCCACCATCAGCCCCGCCGAGATCGGCGGAGCGGTCGCACCCGGCTACCTGACGTCCACGGTGACCCTCGCCATGGACGGCAAGCCGGTGTTCAGTTGAGCGTCAATCGGCCGTTGACACTGGATTGACTGATGCTGACGCTCTCGGTCGGTGACGCCCCCGCCGAACTCCGCGCCGCCGTGCTCGCCATGAAGCGGGCCGACGCCGAGGTCCGGCGGGGCGTCTCCGCCCGCATGCGCGAGACCATGAACCCCGAATGGCGCTCCGAGGTCACCCAGCACCTCACCGGCTCCGGCCCGCTCGAGGGCCGGATGCTCACCGCCGGCGTCCGGATCACCGGCGGCAACCCGCCCCAGCTCGTCGCCGCCAGCTCGAGGAAGCGGGTCGGCCGCGGTGACCTCACCCCCGCCGAGAACTGGCAGCTCTACGAGTTCGGCTCCCACGGCACCAAGCGGTCCAAGATGACCAGCCGCAAGGGCCGTGCCTACACCCGCCGCACCACCACCGGCCTGCCGGCCTTCCGCAAGACCGGACGGGTGCTGTACCCGGCCGCCGCCCGCATCCTGCCCAGGGTGGCCGCGTTCTGGGCGCAGAGCGTCATCCGGGCCTTCCTCGACGCCCTCGACGGAAAGGCCCGCTGATGCCGTTCACCTTCACCCTGCTGTCCGACGTCCGGGCCTTCCTCAAGGGCACCACGTCGGTCGAGGACGAGCTGGACAAGGTCGCCGGCTCCCTCGACGAGCTGGCCCGCGACACCGAGACCAACGCCGACCAAGCCGCCGACGCCCTCGAGCACAAGTTCACCGACGCCCTGGACAAGGTCCGCACCGAAACCAAGGACACCGGCAAACGGATGGGCGACGACCTCCACGACGGCACCCGCCGCGCCGGCGACGGCCTGTCCGACTTCAAGGACGAAGCGAACTCCACCGCCCGCGAAGCCGCTGCCAGCTTCGACGGCTCCGCCGAGAGCATCGGTGACGCCTTCCAAGAGATCGCCGCCAACGCATTCGCCGGCTTCGGCCCCGCCGGCGCGGCCGCCGGCCTCGCCGCCGCCGCCGGCATCGGCCTGGTCAACGCCGCCCTCCAGCAAGCCCAGGAGGACGCCGAGAAGGCGACCGAGGAAGTCCAGGACTTCCGTGACCAGCTCGACGAGGTCGGCAACGACATCACCAAGCTCGACGCCGGCGCAGCGTTCAAGAAATGGGGCGAGGAAACCGTCCAGATCGGCACCAACCTCATCCCCGCCCTGAACGAGACCGTCACCAACTTCGACCTGCTCACCCGGGCCGCCGACGGCCTCGGCGTGTCCACCCACACCATGTTCCAGGCCTGGTCCGGCGACGCCGCAGCCTCGGCCGAGGTGATCGGCAAGCTCAAGGCCAAACAGGACGAGATCGCGGCCGCGCAACTGGAGTACGCCCAGGCCACCGAGGGCGGCCTCAACCCCGCCCTGACCACCCAGAACGACCTCTACGACAAGGCCGGCAAAGCGCTCGGGTTCTTCGTCGACAAGACCGGCCAGGCCCGCTCCGTCAACGAGTGGTACGCCGCCGCGATCGGCCGCACCACCGACGAGACCGAGCAGCTCACCGACGCCCAGCAGACCGCCGCCGACGCCGCCCAGGCATTCTCCGACACCCTGACCGACAACCTGTCGGTGGCCGACGAGGGCCTGGACAAGTTCGTGCACAAGGGCAAGCTGTCGCTGAAGGAATGGACCGCCGAGCTGCGCCGCCGTAAGGCCGAGAACGCCACGATCAAGGACTTCGCCGTCGACGTCGCCCCCAAGCTGTCCCCGTCCGCCCTCCAGGCCTTCGAGAAGCTGCCCGCCGAGACCCAGGCGCAGATCGCCAAGGCCTACGCCGGCGGCGGCAAGAAAGGCCGCAAGCAGGTCATCAGCAACCTCGAGGCCGAAGCCAAGGTGACCAAGGTCACCGTCGAGGGCGGCAAGACCGACCCGGTCACCATCGAAACCAAGATCGACGCCGGCCAGGCCGCCACCCAGGCAGCGAAGGCCGCCGACGCCGCCCAGGACGAGGCCGACAAGCCCGGCAACCGGATCGAGATCGGCACCCGGATCGATCGTGACGAGCTGCAACGGCAGGTCGACCGGGCAGCGGCCAGCATCACCCCACCCACGATCACCGTCCGTACCAAGGTCGCGAAGGAAGTCCCGTGAGCACCATCCTGAAGCCGACTCGCACCAACAGGTTCCCCAACCCGCGGTGCGTCAGCAGCGGCACCACCTCGCTGTTCGGTGCCCGGTTCAACTGGACAAGGACCTTCGGCACCGGGGACGTGAACACCCCGGTCGGCAGCTATGTGCGCTACACCTGCCCATCGGCGCAGACCGGCACGTCACGCGGACTGGACTTGTACGGCAACCTCGACCTTGCCTCACCGCCCGCCGTGGGCCTGCCGGTGCGTCCCGGCGACCCGCTGTCGGTGGCACTCGCGGTCCGGTCCAGCCAAGCAGCGCCATTCACCGCCGCGGTGCGGTTCGCTGACGCGGCAGGGGCATGGCTGTCCGCCGTGGTCGGCCCGGCCGCCGCCGCGGGGACGGTCGGCGTCCAGTGGATCTCGGTGTCCACGATCGTGCCCGCCGGTGCGGTGGCGGCATACATCCAACTCCGCAACGCCACGTCCATCGCCTGGTCGACCGGGGACACCATCGACGTGGCCGGGATCCTCATCGAGGACACCCTGACGCCCGGCCCCTACTTCGACGGCACGTCCACCTACGACCGGCCCGGATACCCCTCATGGGTCGGCACCGCCAACGCGTCCCCCTCGATCCTGTCCGCCGCCGCCGACGATGTCACCGTCACAGACGGCACCACCACCGTGGGCGCGCTGGAGATCATCGCGGCCAGCCTGTCCCGGCCGCTGCGCCGGGACGCCCTCGACGCCAACCAGGCGGACTACCTCTTCACCGCCGGCACGCCGGGCCTGCTCGCCGGCCGGGTCACCTTCCTGTGTGCCTCGCTGGCCCGAGGGCTGGCCCTCGAAGCGCTCTACCAGGGCACGGCCCTGCTCACCCTGGCCACCGGCGGAGCCCTGGACGGGTTCAAGCACCGAGCGGTCGGCACCACGTCCTTGACCGCCGAGAAGGCCGTAGAAGGCAGCCCGGCCCGATGGCTGCTCGCCGTGGACGTCAGGGAGGCCACCGCATGACCGCCGCACCGTCCGCGATCAATCCCAGCCCCTGGCCGGCCGACGCCTACACCCGGCTGCACGACCCGATGCTGGCGATCACCTACGCGGCCACCCTCGGCGGGGCCGCCATCCCGCTGTGGAACATCCGGCTGACGATCAGCGAGACCAGCTCACCGACCGCCACCCTCGAGGCCGACACCACCGCCGCCGCCCTCGCCGGCCTCGGCGGCGTCGAGGACGCGTTCACCATGCTCAGCATCACCACCGGCTACGCCGCCCAAGCCCAGGCCCGGATCTTCCACGGCCCGCTCACCTCCGCCGAGATCCGCAGCGACGGCACCGGCCGTATCACCGCCGCCTCCGCCGACTTCGTCCTCGACCGGTTCCCCGCCAACCCCGCCACCTACACCGTGCCCGCCGCCGACACCAAGCTGGCCGACGTCATCACCGACCTGAACTACGCCACCACCCCGTGGGCCTGGTACGGCGGCCGCATCCGCGCCATCGCCTCCGGCACGCTCACCAACCCGTCCAGCTACACCGCGTTCCGCCAGCAGCAGCTCCAGTCCACCGACACCACCCTCGACTTCCTGATCGCCTGCGCCAACGCCTTGGGCCAGTGGCTGCGTGGCGACCAACGCGGCCGCGCCAGCAGCGGCTTCCTGTACGCCGGCGTCGGCTCAGACCAGCCCTCAGCCGGCGTGTGGGACGTGTCCAAGCTGATCCTGTCCGACCGGTGGGACTCCGGCACCCCGATCGACCTCACCGCGATCACCGAGTCCTGGACACGCCGGCAGTCCGCCGACGACTACGCCAGCCTGCTCGCCATCACCGCCCGCTACAAGGCCGGCGGCACCGAGGTCACCAAGACCGCCCGCTACGGCTCCTACATCCTCACCCCGCCCATCACCCGCAGCATCGACGTCGCCTACCGGGCCGGCGCAGCGTTCACCGCCGGCACCGACCCCGTCGCCCAGGCCTGGGTCAACTCCTACGCGGCCCGCAGCTGGACCCTCACCGCCACCTGCCGCGCCGTGTGGTGGCTCGAGCCCGGCCACCAGGCCACCGTGGCCGGCACCACCGGCACCGTGACCGCCGTCACCTTCAACGTCGACCAGGGCACCATGACCGTCACCCTGCGGCCGACGACCACCTGGACACCCGCCTAGAAAGGAACACCATGGCCAAGAGCCAGAACGGATGGCCGGTCGTCAAGACCGGATTGACAAGCCTGCCGCAAGTCACCGGCAAGGTCCTCACCGGCCCCACCTGGGTCGTGTTCTACTGGCTGTGCCAGTACTTCCACCGCACCGTCGAGCCCATCACCAAGACCTGGTCATGGGGATGGTCCTACCGCCGCATCTCCGGCTCGGCCAAGTGGTCCAACCACGCCTCCGGCACCGCCATCGACCTCAACGCCCCCAAACACCCCGCCGGCAAGACCAACACCTTCACCAACACCCAAGAAGCCCAGATCGCCCTCATCCTCAAAGCCGCCCGCGGCGTCATCCGCTGGGGCAGACTCTTCCGCGACGAGATGCACTTCGAGATCGCCCCCGGCATCACCCACGCCCAAGTGCAACAACTCGCCACCGTCATCCTCCAGGTCGCACTGTCCGACGCCGGCCACGACCCCGGCCCACCCGACGGCATCCGCGGGCCCCGCACCAAGGCCGCCCTGCTCGCCTTCCAAACCGCCCACAAGCTCACCCCGGACGGCCTCGACGGCCCCAAGACCTGGGCCGCCCTCACCGCCGCACAACCAAAGGAGAACGCAGCATGAAACCGTCCACCCCCACCGCCCTCACCATGGGCTTCGGCGTCGCCGTCTTCGTCGCCACCCTCGCCGCCTGGCTGTACGGGGAGACCGTCCACATCGACACCACCATCGTGTGGACCGTCGCCGGCCCCATCGTGCTCGCACTGTTCGTCGGCCAGCAGCTCGGCAACACCGCCGACGCCGCCAAACAAGCCGCCAGCCAAACCAACGGCGCACTGGACGCCCGCGTCAAAGCCGCCGTCGCCGCCGCCCTCGCCGACCGCGACGCCGCCCGCACCCGCCAAGCCCAAGGCGACATCGGCACGTCCGTCCCGCCGGCCCCGGCGGTCGACAAGGACGGCAACGTGGTTGCCTAGGCCGCCCAGGCTGTAGCCGCCCAAAGTGCTTCCCGAGGCAGCTCCACGTAGATGCGGGTTGTCTCGGGTTTCGCATGCCCGAGCAGCTCCTGGACGGCGAAGATGTCGCCGGTGGCCGCGTAGCAGTTCGTCCCGAACCGGTGCCGCAGGGTGTGGCACGTCCACTTGCCCGGCAGCGCCTCGGCCACCAGCTCACCCACCCGCGCCGGTGACAGGTGTCCACCGATCGCGCCGGGGAAACCCCAGCCGCCGGCGTCCTGACGGCACCGGTACCGTACGCGGGCGGCGACGTCGGCCGGTAGCGGCACGATTCGCTCTTTGCCTCCCTTGCCGTGCACCAGCAGCGCCGACCCCTGCTCGTCCTCGAGCAGGTCGGCCCCGTTCACCTGGGCGATCTCGCCGCGCCGCAGGCCGCACCGCCAACCGAGGTTGACCATCGTCCACAGCCGATCATCGGCGCCGACCAGTGCGGCCTCGATGGCCGCGTCCGGTGCCGGCCGTGCACGCTTCGGAGGCACCAGGACGACGGGTAGGTCGGCGGCGGGATTGGCCGTCGCCCGGCCGGTGGTGATCGCCCACCGGTAGAAGCCTTTCAGCGCAGCCCGCCAACTGCGTCGGGTCTCGGGAGACCAGTTGTGCCCGGCCAGCCACTCGGCCAGATCGTCGCTGGTGCACGCGAACGGCTCAGGATGGCTCTCACAGAACCGGGTGACCTGATAGACGCGCAGGTTGACGGTGGTGTCGGGTCTACCAGCGGCGATCATCCACTGGCGCCAAGCTCGGATCGATAGGTACGGGTTAGGCGGCGGCACGGGCGGGAGGGTATGCCCGCGCCTCACTTCCGCGCGACGGCGAGCAGGTCGCCGTCGTAGTCCTCGACCCGTCCGGCCGGATGAGACGATGGCCGGATACTGAACCGCTGTTGCGCACCCTGCCTGGTCGTCCCGAGCCCCCTGGCGATCTGCGCCCAGGAAAAGCCGTTGCTCCGCTGCCCGTCGACCGCGGCCGCGATGGCCGCGTCGACGACGTCGCGCAGCTCCAGCAGCTCGACTAGGTCCTCCGGGTCGGCATCCGCGACCCGCCTGCCGTACGACCGGATCACTCGCCGCACCATCGAGGCGTAGGCCGGAATCTCCCGCTCCCGCCGCCGGCTCATCGTCTGACCGACGTGTAGATGTCCCACGCCCGCGACACGCCACCCGAGCCGGGGAACACGTCTTCGAGATCGTCTCCGGGCAGCGCGCCGAGCAGATCGAACACCCACCGAATGAACACCGCTGGCTTCGCGCCGATCACCCGGGCCGGGTCGGTGGTGCGGACGCCGGGCCGGTAGATCAGCGTGTCCACCCGTCGCGTGTCGATCGCCGACGCGTCGCCGTGATCCGCACGACGGGTCGCCGCGGTGGCGCGCGACGCGTGTCCAGCTGAGCACGACGCGTCGTGCTGGCCGGCGGCCGCGACGTGTAGGCGTCCGCCGGCGTACAGCACCGGCTCCCAGGCGGAGAGAGGGCCTGCGCTACGGGTCGGCCGCTCGCCCCGGACCCATGCCGCGACCCGTACACCTGGTGGGCACAACGGCAGCAGCTCCGGCAGTGCCCGGGCTGAGGTGGACAGCGCCCACCCGTCGTACGTCGACGCGAGACGGCTGATCAGCTCGGCGTGGTCGACCTCGCCGGCGTAGTCAGGGTGCCCGGCGTAGTACCGCCTCGACAGGCCCGGGTAGGGCGGGTCGGCGTAGGCGAGCCGTAGCGGGTGGCCGCCCTCGACGGGTGCTGGCGTGCCCACGCCCTGGACGAACCGGTTCCGGGCCTGCCGGCAGCGCGTCGAGCACGTGATCGCGTCGCGCCTGCAGGTGGGACGGATCGGTCCCTTGCACCATGCGCAGGTCCTCAT